GAGAAATTAGTGAAACAAGGGTTTGACCCTCGTGGCAATGTTCAGTATTACCAACATGTAAATGAAGCATTGCGTACACAGTTTCCAGATAAATTCGGGAAGGCAGAAGTTGCTGGTAATGCTCCGACTTCCCGTAAGACCCCGGTTGTTGCACCTGCTAAAAGGGGTGGGGGCAAGGCCCGCAAAGTGGAGTTGACCAGTACTCAAGTTTCGCTCGCTCGTAAACTTGGGCTAACGCCAGAACAATACGCACAGCAGCTTGTGAAGGAGATGGGCAATGGCTGACGAAAAGGCAACAGAGCGCAAACCAAGAGAAATAGAAACCAGAGCAGTGTCTGAGCGTGAACGCGCTTGGGAACCGCCACAGGTTCTTCCTGATCCTACGCCGCAAGACGGTTATGTTTTTCGGTGGATTAGAACTTCCTTAATGGGAGCCGCTGATAATGTGAATACATCGAAGCGTTTTCGTGAGGGATGGGAACCAGTGCGTGCCGAGGATCATCCAGAGTTAATGATTGTATCTGACCAAGATAGTAAGTTTAAGGGGAATATCGAGGTTGGAGGGCTACTACTTTGTAAAACTTCTACAGAGAATGTGAATGCCCGTAACAAGTATTATAACGAGATGGCCCAGAGGCAAATGGATTCTGTGGATCAAAATTATATGAGGGAAAGTGATCCTCGAATGCCGAAGCTCAATGAGTCTAGGACGAGTATTTCCTTCGGAGGCGGCACTAAGCCTAAGTAGGCTGGTGTCTTGGTTTAACTCTAACTCCTTTAGGAGGATAGCAATATGGCGACTTCTGCTACGCCGCATGGCTTCCGTCCGGTTGGTTTGCTTGGTGGTGGTGCATGGAGTGATTCCGTGCGTCACATGAAAGTGACCAATTCGTATGGAACATCTATCTTTTACGGGGATGCTGTCAAAGTTGTGGCTGCTGGTACTGTCGAAAAAGACACTGGCACTACAACTATGACCCCCGTTGGGATATTCGTTGGGTGTTCTTACACAGACCCCAACACTAATCAGCCAACATATTCACAGATGTGGACGGCAAGTACGACTGCCACCGATATCAAAGCGTATGTTGTTGATGACCCGAATGTTGTTTTCCAAGCTCAAGGCGACGCTACGCTTGCCCAGACGGCGCTTGGTAATAATGTCGCGGTTGTTCAAACTGCTGGATCAACGTCAATCGGAACGAGTAAGAATGCAATTGACTCGTCTACGATTGCCGCAACTAAAACCCTGCCAGTCCGTATTCTTGGCTTTGTTGATGGCCCCAATTCTGCTGTAGGTGATTCCTTTACGGATATCATCTGTAAGTGGAACTCGGGTGGAGACGCCACTGGCGACTCCTGTGCTTCTCATCAATGGCAAGATACGACGGGCATCTAGGAGGATTGAGATATGGCTATTTCACGCGCCCAAATGCTCAAAGAACTCCTGCCCGGACTGAATGCTCTGTTTGGCCTTGAGTATGCCAAGTATGAAGATGAGCATAAGGAGTTATACGAAACTGAATCGTCAGACCGTAGCTTTGAAGAAGAAGTTGCGTTGAGCGGTTTTGACGCAGCGCCTGTTAAGAATGAAGGTTCTGCAATTGCGTATGACAACGCGCAGGAGAGTTATACTGCACGGTATAGTCACGAAACGGTTGCAATGGGATTTGCGATTACTGAGGAAGCAATGGAGGATAACCTCTATGATAGCCTTAGTGCGCGTTATACCAAGGCTCTCGCTCGTGCGATGGCGTACACCAAGCAAGTCAAGGCGGCAAATTCCATTAATAATGGTATGCCTTCTGGCTCGTTCCAATCAGGTGATGGTGTCACGCTCTTCAATACCTCGCACCCACTTGTATCTGGTGGCACGAACTCTAACACGCCTTCCACGGCTTCTGATTTGAACGAGACCTCTCTTGAGGCAGCGGTCATCCAGATTGCCAAGTGGACGGATCAACGTGGCCTTTTGATTGCGGCTCGCCCGCGTCGGATGGTTGTTCCACCGGATCTTATGTTTGTTGCCACTCGTATCTTGGACAGTGATGGTCGTCCATCTACGGCTGACAACGATGTCAATGCCATTAAGAATAATGGCACGATACCTGAAGGATATCGCGTTAATCATTACCTGACAGATACAAATGCTTGGGTAATTTTAACGGATGTTCCAAATGGCTTGAAGCACTTTGAACGTGCTGCCATGACCACCGCAATGGACGGCGACTTCAATACCGGGAATGTACGGTACAAAGCCCGCGAACGCTATTCGTTTGGCGTTTCTGATCCACTAGGTGCATTTGGCTCACCCGGCGCTTCGTAAAGTCTGTTAGAGGGAGGGGGCATTTGCCCCCTCTTTCTTTTTTATTTCTGGGATTAATAAGCCCTAGCGACTGTCCCAGCA